GTCATCCGTTTCCTTCCCCCTGTTGAGGGTGAGGATGTTCCTTGGGTTCGTGTGTTCTCACACGGTTTCCAAGGCAAGGGTGGTTGGTTCATTGAGAACTGCCCGACCACTATCGGTGGTAAGTGCCCTGTTTGTGAAGCAAACAGTGAACTTTGGAATTCCGGTATTGAGGACGACAAGACCGTAGCCCGTGATCGCAAGCGTAAGTTGTCTTACATTGCCAACATCATGGTCGTTTCAGATCCAAAGAATCCTTCAAATGATGGAAAGGTGTTCCTTTTCAAGTTTGGTAAGAAGATCTTTGACAAGATCATGGAGAAGTTGCAGCCTGAGTTTGCTGATGAGACTCCAACCAATGTCTTTGACTTCTGGAAGGGTGCAGACTTCAAGTTGAAGATTCGTAAGGTTGCTGGTTATGTTAACTACGACAAGAGCGAGTTCGATGATTCTACTCCGCTTCTTGGTGGTGATGATAAGCAACTGGAAGGTGTCTGGGCTAAGCAGCACAAGTTGCAGGAGTTCCTCAAGCCAGAGAACTTCAAGTCTTATGATGAACTGTCCAAGAAGTTGGATAGTGTCCTCAAGTCTGCTCCAGAGGGTAAGCGTAAGGCTGAGGAGATGTCAGATGATGACTTCGAACCAGAGACTGAACTGAAGTATTCGACTCCCAAGACTGCAAAGCCAGCAAAGATGGCTGAGAAGAAGATTGAAGAGGATGTCGAGGAAGAGGATGCAATGTCCTACTTCGAGAAGCTTACTAGTGATGACGAGTGAGTTAATGTGAAGATGGTGTGGAAGAGAGCCAGAGAAATCTGGCTCTTTTCTTTTTATAACATAGCTGCTTTATAATAGTCCATATAAACTTTTTCAAGTACACTTTCATGTTTATCTGGTATAGTTCCAGCAGAATTGAAGTGTCCATTTGTTTCTAATAGTCTACCACTATTCATACCACCAATCATGTTATTGACTATGATTGGATTTGATGAACTGGATGAACCAGATAATAAAGGTGCTATCTTATATGCATCATTATATTCTTGAACAGTATTTGCTAACACTGTACCCAAAACCATAGTTTGTCTTTGGGTTGCTGTTATATCATTTAACGCATTTTCTTTTATTATCTTGTAGATGTTATTACCAATACTTTCTGTTACTGCATTTGGTTTAGTTGATACAACTGCTTCTGATGTTCTATTTTCACCAGCAACTATAAATGAACCAAATCTACTTCCTTCAATGATTCCTTCATTTGCCATCATACCAGCATACTGACCATATGCTTCGTTAACAGCTTCTCTGTGTTTTCTTTCTTGTTCTTCTCTTTGTGCAGCACTAATTAATTCTGAACCATATTTGTTAAAATATTCCTTTGGTCTTGCCCAAAGATTTGTATTATAATCTTTTAGTATTTCTGGTGCTTCTTTTAATAGCATAAAAACATTATCAAAACCAATTCTATTCAAAACAGAATTTATTTTTTTATCCGCACCTTTTTTGAGGTAATATTTATAGAGATCATCGGAATTATTAATATTTCTTGCATCTTTAAATGTTTCTAAAATTGTATTAACATCTTGTATTGAATATTTTTCTCCTTTACCCCAAGCGAGATCCATATCTACTACATTATTTAATTTTTCATGTGTTTTTACAATATTATGTAAAGCAAAAAAATTCTTTTGAGCATTTTCTACCATCTTTACTGCTCGTTCTTCTACGATCTTTGCTTCATTTATTTTTCCTTCATTTGCCAATTTCAATGCTTCTTGACCCATAATTTCTACTTGCTTATTAGTATTTTCTAAATCCATTCTTCCCTGATCTAACATTTCACTTTCCGCAATGCCTCTAGACCAATCACTTGCTGTGTATGCTCTATATAATGCCTCACTAGCACCATACATTAATCCAACAATAGGAACAGCTCTTGCTAAAGATGGTAAACCAGCTGCAGAAAAAGCATTTGCTGTGGTTGAGATACCAAGATCTACTAAACCAGCAGATAACGAGCCTTTACCAAAAGCAACACCTGCTTGTTTTAATCTATCTGCAAATGGTACATTTTGTAAATTTGGATCAAAAAGAGTGGAAACACCAAGAGCAGTTCCTCCTAAAAATGCAGATCTACCAGCAGAAACTGCACTCATAGTTGCAGCACCTGTCGCTCTGCCTACTGCACTTGTTCCTGCTTTTACTCTCTCAAATGGAGTTGCTTTTTGTTGTGGTCCAATTCCACTTATTGGTTTTTTACCTGTAATAGCAGTTTTTGCCTTTTCTCCTGCAATTCTAGAAAATTCTCTTTCAGGTAAAGGTGAAAATAAAGGTTTTCCTTGTATTAAATTTTTTAAAGTTTTTGTTGAAACCGTTTTTGCAGTTGCTCTAGTTGCAGCACCAGATGCACCAATATCTGCTGCTGATGATGTTCCTGCAGCCATTCCTGGCTTATTAATTACTGGTGTTTCTTTACCATCAAACCAATTTTTTAATTCATTTATTGCAGCAGTTAACCCAATTAATGATCCTGCCAATCCGGCAATACCCAATCCACCCAATAAATCAGTAATTCCACTAATCAAAGAACCCAAACCAGACTCCGTTGAAACATTTATTTCTTTATCTCTTATTTCCTCTAATAACTTAGTTGTTTTAATTCTATATTTTTTATCTTCATTTAATAATACTTTTGATTCTGACTCAGTTTCTTCTTGTTTTGCAACTTGATCTGATGTTACTTCATTTTGTTTTTTAGTAATATCATATAGAGATTCCATAACTTTAGAAATCCCGTCAACTTTTTTACTTACACTTTCTAAAATTTTATCTCTATCTTCTTTTAATGGCATCTAGTTATCCTTTGATTTTATTTTTTCTTCTAACTTGTTCCATTCTTTCTTTTTGTTCTTGTATATTCTTTATATGCAATCCAATGTATACTCTTCTTTCCCAAGGCAACATATTTTCTATTTCTTCTAAATTAAACTTTTCGCTCTCGATTAATGCATAATTTGTTTCGTACATTATTTTCAAACTTTCAACCGAGAGCGTTATTCGAAAAAAGATTTAAAATCATTTATAATTATGGGTATTTTATTTCCTTTTGTTGGAGTTACAAATTCTTCTTCATATGTCACTCTTGGTAATTTATCAAAAAAATGTGTAATTTTTAAAAACATTTCTTTTGGTAGATTTTCTAAAAAATCTATAACTTCTTGTTTACTTTTTTCTTTTGTACTTATTACTTGATCTTTTGTAAAAATTTTATCTATACAAGACACTATCAAATTAAACATGGTTTCTGTTCTTGATTTTTCATTTTTTTCTATCTCTATAAATTCACTTATAGATGGATATTTCATAATAACACCCATATTATCATTCAACTTTATAGTAGTTGATGTTTTTTCTGGAAGATTTTTAACTATTACATTTTCAAGTTTCATTTCTGTTTCAAATTTTTCATTAGTTTCTGAATCTTTAACAATTATTTCTACAACTTCGCCCATCGATTTCATTCTTAATTGGATAAAGAGATATTCAACATCAAAATATGGCATTTCTTCAATATTTAATTTTTCAGAAAAGCATGTATTGAATATACTTTTCATTGCTCCCATAATTTGTTCATCATCCTTTGATTCCAAAGCAATCAATAATATTTTTTCTTCCTTTACAACAAAGGGTCTAAATGAAACCTTTTTACCAGTTGATGGTACTGTTGTTGTGTATGTTGGAAGTGATACTAAATTTTTCAAATCAATCATAATCTACTCCTTAATCGGGTTTACCAAATGCATTTTCCAAATCGTTTCTATCAAGTAGTCTTGTTTCTGCTATATCTAGAGTCAATGTAATTACAACTGGATTACCGTCTTTAAAGTGTGCATAAAATCCTTGTTGTGTATAATCTAATTGTACACTTTTTAAGAAACATTTTTGGAGACTTTTTGGTAGAACTTTAGATTCTTCTCCATTTATTCTAAAATAAAAGTCTACAGTACCTGGGAAAGTATATAAAATACCACCTAGATCTTGTGTTGGGTATGAGTGTTGTTTTAACATTTCTACTATTTTTAAGAACTGATCTGCTTCTTCTTTGCTTGTTGGCTGGAATTCGATATTCCATTGCCAATTTCTTAAATTTGGACTTCTATAAAGAGTTTCTGTAGCGGGATTAATTGTTTTCCTTGTTGCTAATTGAGCATTATTAGCAAGAAATTCAGCAACATTAGTAGAAGCTTTACCAATACCTGCTCTGGAATTAGGTGTTCCTGATAGTGGTCCAGTAATTAAATTTAAAAGACCGGATACTACACCTCCTATTGGTATTATCGGATTGTTTGAAAACCCATCAACATTGTGACTGTGTATATCGTTTATTTGTTTTGGCAATGGTAAAAATATTGTTTTCTTTTTATTTGGTGAATCGGTATCACCTTCAGTATAAAAATTTTTATTTAATGATTCAATATTATTACTTGTAAATTCTTTTGTTTTATTAAAATTTTCAACAGCTTGTTTACCACCCTTTAAAAGACCTGTTGTTAATACTCCTAATTTATCAAGTGCAGTAGATTCATTTGTTATTTTTTGTTCTGGTATTGCATCAATATAACCACCAATTTTTTCTATTCCAACTGTTGCAAATTCCGCACCCTTTCTGTTTAATTCTTGTGGCGAATTGCTTAAATTTGGATTTTCATTGCTTGATGGTGAATAGAGAACTATTACCATGCAATCTCTTAATTTGCTAGTATCACCACTAAATGATAATTGTTTTATGATATCTGAATCTACAGTTGGTAATTTTTGTTCTAGTGCTTTGGCTCTATTTTCAATAAAATTTAATGCTTCTTTATTTGATAGAGTTTTTTCTCTACCGGCAGCATCCAAAGTATCTCCTATCAGAGATTCATAATTTGCTGGTACTGAGTTCAAATCTGGTATTGAAACTGGTGGATTAGGATCTGAAACTTCTTCAGGAGTCCAAGAACCTAGTTTTGAGTAGTTTGCTATGTTTTCTTTTTTAATTAACATTTTTTTAGATAAATAGGAAAGAATTCTGTTCATTTTTATTTATATGCCATACAAAGGTAAATATCACCCAGAAAACCCAGAAAAGTATGTTGGTAACTCAAACAACATCATTTATCGCTCTCTATTAGAGAGAAGATTTATGGTTTTTTGTGATAGAAACGATAATGTTTTGAAATGGTCATCAGAAGAACTTGCTATACCATATATTTCGCCCATAGATAACAGAGTTCATAGGTATTTTGTTGATTTTGTCATAGAAGTGCAAGAAAAAACAGGGGAAAAGAAGGTTTACCTTGTAGAAATCAAGCCATCTAGACAATGTATTCAACCTAAACAGTCAGATAACAAGAAGCAAAGAACATTTATAAAAGAAAGTAAAACTTGGTTAATAAATAATTCTAAGTGGAATGCTGCTTCGGAATTTGCTAAAAAACAAAATTGGGAATTTAAAATAATAACAGAAAAAACACTAGGAACAAACTAAATGAGCACATTTGGACCATTTGGACCATTAAACGGCGCAAACAGCATAAAATCATTTCAGGGACTAACGGATAGAATCTCCGCAGGGTCATTTAAACCATATGACTCTGTTGGTTCTTTTTCCCCAGTTACTGGTGATTCAGCAACAGAACTTGCTAACTTTTTGTTTACTTCTGGAATCTTATACAGAACCAATAGGTTTTTTGCAACAGTATTCCCACCAAGACTAACAAATAACACACTTTCAGCATTATCTGATAGGAATGGATTAAGATTTGTTTGTGAAAATGCCAGTATACCAAATCAATCATTGTTTACATCAGATTATAAGTTGAACAATTTGCCAGTATTGAGATTACCATACACCATAGATTACGGTAATGAATTGACTTTAAGTTTTAGAATGACAGACAATTATAAAGAAAGAAAGTTCTTTTTAAATTGGCAAGAATATATCTTCGATACGGTTAATGGAGTGGAATATTATAACAATTATACAGATTCGTCATTAATTGTTTTAACTCAACTGGATACACAAAATAATAAAGTGTACAATACACAATTTATTGGTGCATATCCAACAAATATAGGTTCTATAGAATATTCGTGGGAACCAGATTCAAACTATGTAAAACAATCTGTATCATTCTCATATTATAGAATGGTTTCTGAAGGTGTGGTTTATGCTAAACCAACAGTTCGTTATGATCCAGATCCACCTCCATTATTAAACAGTACACCACCAGATGTACCTTATTACTTAGAACAACCAACTGTTTCCAAACCACCAGACAATTTTGTAGAGATGTAAAATGTTTTTTACAAAGCACCCATATACAACACAATTAGATAAAAACGGCAACCAAATCACCGTAACAGATATAACTTCAACCATAAAGACATATGAAGTTTTTCGTAATACACAATATTCAATTCCATATTATGTAAGAGAAGGTGACACTGCAGAATCAATTGCTAAACAAATATACAATAAACAATCATATTCTTGGATAATTTTATTAGTAAACAATATGAAAGGGATTTATACTGATTGGCCACTTTCATCTACAGCATTTGATGCTTATGTAAAAAATAAGTACGGTGGTCTTTCTTCAATTTTCTTTTACCTTGATAGTATCAATAATTACAATATTAAAAAAGGTGATGTAATTAGATCAACAACTAGTTCCAGTAAAACAGCAGAAGTGGTTGATTGGAATCCATCGTTGAGTAAATTAACTATAAGACAATTGAATGGCACTTTTACAAAAAATGAATTTGTCAGATTTTTAGACACAACTCCAACAATTGCAAAAATTGGTAGAGTAAACCTGTATGAACAAGATTCTTTGCATCATTTTGAGGCAAATGGAATTTATCTAGATCCATTACTTGGTTATTTACAAGGATACATAAATGGTGTAAGTAATGAAGTGATAACCAACTATCAATATGAGATGACAGAAAACGATAAAAAGCGTTATATTTACATTCCACTACCAGAGGTAGCAACAAGAATAGAACAAGAATATTCAAATTCTATGGCTGTTTAATATGATTAATTTAGAAACACTAGGAAGTATAATAATAAAATCTGAAGATGTTTCTGTTGATGTTACAACAGTAGTCACTTCTATAAACTTATATCAAAGTCTATATGATCCATTTGTAACTGGAGATATAACAATTGTTGATGTTCCTAGTAGCAGAGTAACTAAAGAATTTAGAGGCGGTATTGTTGGTAAGGGAGAAGAGGTTTTGTTTTCATTTTCAACAAAAACAAAACCAGTATCAAGAGATAAAAAATTAAAAGCAGAAAAATATTACATCTATAAGGTATCAATGATACCATTAGAATCTGCTGGTGAACAAGCAATATTTAAACAGGCAACAACATTTCATTTTTGTTCAAAAGGAATGTTTACTAATGAATTTAAAAAAGTAAGAAAAGCATATAATAATAAAATTAGCAGTATTGTTTCTAGTATAGCAAAAAATTATCTTTCTATAGATGTATCGGTTGAAGAAGAAACAAATTCAAAACAAAAAGTTGTAATTCCAAATTTCTCTCCAATGAAAGCAATAATGTGGCTTACTAGTAGAGCATACAGTGGATCAACAGATAAACAAAATCATAACTTTATTTTTTATGAAGATATAGATCATATCCACCATTTTACTAGTATTGGTAGATTGATGAAAAATGAACCAGTAATTGGCACAAAAGAAGATGATGGTATAACAATACGAATCATGCCAGATAATAATGTTGTTTCTGGTGAAATAACAAAAAGAACTTCATTTGAGGCATTACAGCATGTTGCTAAAGATTTTTCTCCTTTAAACAATGTAAAGGACGGAATGTATGCATCAACATGTTTAACATTTGATATAACCAGAAAAAAGTTTGCAAAAACAACCATGCGTTATGATGAATTATTTAAGAAACAGGATCACTTATACGACAGACAACTTGTGGATAAAAACTTTTCAGATGATGCAAGTATAATTAATCAGGCGTATAAAAATCCTGAAACAGTAATAAAATACTATCCAAAGGCTACAAAATTATACGATAAAAATGAAAAGCCAGGAAATCCAGATAATCCAGCAAACAATGTAGAGAAGTGGTTGTTACAAAGAATTGCTTCTATGGAAGCAATGGATCAGTTTGGCGTTGATGTTGAAATAAAAGGAAATGTTGGTTTGAATCTTGGAGATGTTGTATTTTTTGGTAGACCACAAGTTGATAGTACTGGTTCAAAAGATAGAAGAGATCCATTTTTTGTTGGTAAGTTCCTAATAACAAAAATTAAACATTCTCTAGTCAATAGAGGAGATACACTAGGATTTGATTTGAAAACAACATTATCACTAAGAAGAGATTCTGAATATTCTGATTCAGCAGATACAGCAGCAGATCAATTAGATAATCTATTAAAAGGAACAACTACAGTTGAAGAATTGGGTGGTTTGGGTAAAGTTGAACAACTTTGTACGGACGCACAGTGCTATCCAAATTTAACTACGAGTGTAAGAAATACTTTTAATTTGCCTAGGAGTGTAGGACGATGAGTGGATTTTTAGGTAAAGATGGCTTTGCATGGTTCTTCGGCGTAGTTGAAGATAGAAAAGATCCATTAAAAATTGGAAGAGTTAAAGTACGAATACTGGGTTATCATGATGATGATAAAAATGTTCTACCTACAACAAAATTACCTTGGGCAACACCAATACAAGGAGTAACTTCTGCAGCAGTTAGTGGTAAGGGTTGGACTCCTCTTGGTCTTGTGGAAGGAACTTGGGTATTTGGGTTTTTTGCAGATCCCGGTTCATATCAAATACCAATGATTCTCGGATCAATTGCAGGATTAAATTCCAAGAGTATCAATACACTTGGTGAATATTTTGGAAATGCATTTGCTGATCTAAGAACTGAATCAGAAAGAAGCAAAGCACCAAATGATAGATTTGAAAAAAGAGAATATCCAAATGGCAAGGGTAAAGATGGTGATAAACATGGTGCTCAATTAGAAACTTCAAGTAAAAATTCATCATACCCAAAATCAAATTATTCACCAACTGCAACCAATAATCCAGATGGAACACCAGACACAAATATATTAGGTATTAATGATAATGATAGATTAGATCAAACATCTGTTGGTGTAAAAAATTCAGATAGAAATTCTGGAGGAACTAGAGATACAGCAGTTCCCGTTGCAGATGTAAATTTTGAACCATTTGAAACTGGAGTTATAAACAATAGTGGAGCAAATAAAGGAACAAATAAATCATTAGCAACTGGTTATAATGGATTGAAATCTTCATCAAAACCGTCATTAAAACAAAATTATAAACAATTCAAAGATCAACCAACAAATGCAAATGGTAAAACTGTATATTCTTCCGGTGCTGGTGGGGTAGGAGTTGATAATTTCTTACCAGTATCAATTTCTGCTGCTGCAGGTTGCTATAAGAGTAACATGGATAATATCAGAAATGGAACTCAACAGATTAAAAATGATGTAGAGCAAAAAGCAAGAACAACATTGAGCACAACAGCATCTGGTGGTAGACAAACAACATCAACCGGATTTGTTAATAGATCTAGAGATTTTGGTTCATATGTACCAACAACAACAGGTTCAAGTACTTCACCAAATGATGTACAAGATGCAAATAATAACAAACTTGGAGATCAAAAGCAAACCACTACGACACCAGTAGAACAAGTTGGTTCTAATGATCTTAGTGGTGGATTTGGAAATCAAACAAGCATAAACGGAATGGCTATAACCAGAGATAATTTTGGAAATATTCTCTTAAATGGTGTTAAAGTTCCAGTAGTAGATGCTACCAAGAAGATAACAAATCAATCAGATGCAAATAATCCAGATAGAGATAATGAATGTGGTGATTGTGGTTGTAATGATTGTGATAAACTTAATAAATAAATTAGAGAAATAAACAATGTCAGTAACAGAAACACAAGGTAATTGGAACGAACCAGAGACACCATACGGTAAGGTAAAGGGAGAACCCGTAGAGGAGATGTATCCTTATAATAAGGTGTATGAATCTGAATCTGGGCATGTTATAGAAGTTGATGATACTCCTGGTTCTGAAAGACTGAACATATTTCACCGTTCCGGTACTTTTGAAGAATTCCATCCAAATGGTGACAAAAATGTTAAGGTAGTTCGAGACAGATATACAAGTATTTTAAGAGATGATTATGTTCATATTGATGGCTTCTGTAATGTTACTATAGATAAAGCTTTAAAAATTGTAGTTAATGCCGAAAACACAGAGAGTACCCCCTCAAAGAATGTAAATTTTGATATTGAAGTTGGTGAAAATTCAAATGTCAATTTAATTCTAAAAAAGGGAAATTGCAACCTAAAACTAGAAAGTGGCGATGCAAATATTCTTTTACAAGATGGTGATATCAATCTAACCCAAAAGGATGGCAACTTCAATCACAATGTAAATGGTGATTATAATTTAGAAGTAACAGGTCATATGCATGTGGTTGTTGGAAAAGATTTAGTGAATGAAATAGGAGGCAGTCGAGACACCAGAATAGATGGTAAATTTGATAATTTACATGTTACTGATGGTTATTCAGAAACTCTAATAGAAAATGGAGATAGAAGAGTAGAAGTTGGTCTGAATGATCATAAATTAGTTCATGGAGAATCACATCTAAAGGTTGAAAAGGGCAGAAGAGAATTTATAACAGAACATGATGAACTATCCGTAGATGGTGATAAAAAAATAAAAGTAGCACCTGGTAACTTTGATATTTTTACAGATGGTAATATATCAGTTTCAACTAGTGGTACATTTGATGGTTCTTTCGGAAACGCATTAAGATTAACAACTGATTCATCTATGGATGTGGTTGTAGGTACATCTGGAAAAATTACAACTAGTGCGGGTATGGATATATTTTCTGCATCTCAATTAAAGATTAACAGCAATTCAACAGTAGATATATTAAGTAGCGGTGTTATGAAGTTATCATCTGGTGCTGTAATGGGGCTTAATGCTTCTGGTGCTTTACTACAAACAGGCAGTGTAATACATTTAAACGGTCCAAAAGCACCAAAAGCAACTGCAGCAACAAGAGCAAGAAGTGCACAATCTGCAACTTTACCAACAAACCAATTTCTTTATAAACCGGGTGAAATGGGTAAATGGAATAAAACAGAAAATGGAAAATCGCCAGCGTCAATTTTAAATGAATCTACTTCAAAATTGAATAACCAATTAAACACGCTGAATATATCAAAAGAACAATTAGGTCAATCTACAAATCAACTCAGTGGACTTAGAGAGCAATTAAATACCGCAGGAACAGATCCTAGTAAATTAAGTTCTGTTGCTAGTTCCACTGCATCATTAACAAATAATGTATCAGGAACTGCGGGAAATGTAAACGGTGTTCTTGGTGGAATGGGTGGAGTTGTTGATGATGTTTCTAATGTTTCAGGTTCATTAGTTCCGGGATCTGCTGATAGTTTAAGTAAATTTGGAAGTGGTGGTGATTTCTTGACAGGACTAAAAGAGGGTCTTGGTGGTGTTGTAGGATTTGTTGGTGATATTTTTAGCACCATAACAGATATTGCATGTGGTATCATTGACGCTATTGGCGGTGCTTTAGACTTTGTTGGGAAAATAGTGTCAGATGCTATTGGTGCAGTAATGGACGCTATAGGATCGGTTATGGACGCTATAGGAACGATTATAGACGCTGCAACAAAAGCAATAACAGAAGTATTATCGACAATAGCAGATGTAATTGGTCAAGTATTTGACGCTGCTGGTAACTTCATAGGTGGAATAGTTGATGGTATCGGTAGCGTAATAGACGCAATAGCAAGTATATTCAATGGTCTTGGTGGTAGACCAAGCAACTGTGGTATATCTCTTGCACTGTGTACGGAAGACTTCTCTATAGGTGTTGCTAACGCACCAGGAGGTGGTTAATGCCGGGTGCTGCTAGAAAATTCGTAGATAGAGTTGGTGGTGGGATAGCATTGGGTTCTAGTAATGTTTTTGTTAATAATATTATGATAGCACAAAGAGGCGATAGGGTTACACCACATCCCCCCTGCTGTTGTGGTGTTGGTTGTGGCTGTCAAGAGCACTGTAGTGCTAGTTTAATAGTGGCTTCTCCAAATGTTTTTGCAAATAATAAAAATGCAGTAAGACAAGGAGATCCAGCAACTTGCTTACACCCAATATCCGGTTCATCAAATGTTTTTATAAATTAATAAAAAGAAATATACATATTTAAAATGATAGCAAAAGACATAGATTTAAACTTTAATATAAATCCAATAACTGGGGATTTAAATAAAAAAACCGATGGAGATGCTCTTAAGCAATCTCTAAGAACTCTTCTTTTGTTAAGTTTATATGAAAAACCATTTAATACGGATTTAAATGCAAATATTAGAGGATTTTTATTTGAAAATTACCTAATAGATGGAGACATTGAATTAAAAAATAATATCATGAGAATTATAAAAAAATATGAACCAAGAGTATCTTTAAAAAGTGTATTAGTTGCTGCTACTCCTGATCAAAATTCAATAGATATTACAGTAGAATATTATTTTACGGGAAATAAAGAAGAAACTTTAAGTTTCTCAATAGAGAGAACAAGATAAAATGGAACAAAAAAGAGGCGATATTTCTAATTTAGATTTCGTATCAATCAAATCAAATTTGATTGACTTTTTAAACAAACAATCAGAATTTTCTGGTTATTCGTTTGAAGGTTCTGCCTTTAATGTTCTCATGGATTTACTAGCATATAACACATATTATAATGCATTTTATAATAATATGGTTGTAAATGAAACATTTATTGATACAGCAGGAAAAAGATCATCTGTTGTTTCACTAGCAAAAAATTTAGGTTATGTTCCAAAATCAACAAAGGCAGCAACAGCAGTAATCAACATAAAATTGAGTCCAGAAAATTATACAAATGATATAATTACGAGAAATACTCAACTAACCGCAACAGACTCCAACAATAATACCTTTACATTCGTAACAACAAAATCATATTCATTTGATCCAATAGAATTTGATGACACAACAGGCGAAACAACCAAATACGGAATAGTCGATGTTCCATTAATTCAAGGTACATATACAACATTCACATCCATAATAGCAGATCCAAATCAAAAAATTTCGATACCATATGATGGTGTAGATCTCTCCACAATAAGAGCATTTGTTTTGCAATCATTTACAAATCAAGAAGGTATCGAACAAGAATGGAAATTGGCTACAGATATAACAATGGTGAATAAAGATTCTAGAGTTTTCTTTATTGAAGAATCTCCATCTGGAACATATGAAGCAACATTTGGTGATGGTGTATTTGGTAAGAAGTTAGAACAAGGAAATTTAGTAATCTTTGAATTTTTAGTTTCTTCCGGAAGTGCTGGAAATAATATAGGTTCTTCAGATTCAGTGAGTTTTTCATCGTTTAGTTTATCTGGATATGAAATAGAAACAGTTCAACCATCCAGTGGCGGTTCTGATAAAGAAGATATTGAAAGCATAAGAAGAAATGCTCTAAAAAACTATTCAAATGAAGAAAGAGCAGTTACTGCAAGTGATTACGAGAGTTTGATTCTTAAAAATTACAACAATATTGAATCTATTCGATGTTGGGGTGGTGAACAAAATAATCCACCACAATATGGAAAAGTTTTTGCCTCAATAAAACCATATAATAGTTCCGTACTATCAATACAAGAAAAGAAGCAAATAGTAGATTCTATCCTAAGAAATAGATCTATGGCTGGTATTACTTTAGAAATTTTAGATCCAGATATCCTGTACTTAAATCTTTTAGTTAATGCAAAATATGATCCAACATCAACAAGAGATTCTGAAACAAAAATCAAAGAAGTTATTAATACTAAGATAAGAGAATACGCTGTACAGAATTTTAAAGGATTTGATGATGATTATTATTCATCTGATTTAATTCCAGAACTATTAAAATTTCATCCAAGCATAGTTGGTGCTTCTACAAGCGTAACTATGGAAAAAAGAATATACCCAGAATTAACAAAGAAAATTACACATACAATTGATTTTGGAAATGAATTATATCACCCAAGAGCATGTTATGATGTTCCAGTTGTCGAAAGTTCATACTTTAAGATGTATGTAATACAAAATTCAGCATTAGTGGAAAAAATATGTTATTTTGATGATGATGGTGATGGAAACATGAGAATTTATACAACAGATAATAAAAACAACAAAATTTACATAAACAATAAAGCAGGAAAAGTTGATTACAAAACTGGAATAATAACACTAACAGATTTAACAGTTTCATCATTCGTTAACGCACAAAACTATATTTACTTCATTGCAACACCAAATGATGCAGATGTATTTACCGATTATGACACGATATTATCTTTTGATACATCCATTAATAGAAATGTTTCAATAACCTTACTGCCAGTTTACAAAAACTCATTAAACAACGCATCTTATTCTACTAGAAATAGTTCTAATTACACATCTGGTTAAACATGTTACAAGTAGAAATCATATATCCTCAACAAGATTCAACTGTTTATAGTGACGAATTAAAATTTCGTTATAAAGTTTTAAACAATTTAGAAAAATATAAACTCAGTAAAATTGTTTTCATAGTAAATGATACCGAAGAAATAACAACTACTGTAAGCAATGAATACACTTTTGATTCTCTCAAATCTGGTACATATGAAATAAAAGGATATCTATTAAATAAAAATAACATAAAAATAGATGAAACGGATTTCTCTGTAAAATTTAATGTAGTTACTGAAAAATTTGAATCAAAAAATCCAACATGGTCATTTGCTAAAACAAAACTACCACAATTTATACAAGAAGATTATAAAACATTTTCAAGATTTATAGAAGCATATTACGAATGGCTACACAAATCTAATAATCCAATTTTTGCACCATTCACATCTGAACAATTTGCTGATGTAGATACCACTCCAGAAGTTTTCTTATCAAATTTTAGAATACAATATTTAAACGATTTTCCAGATAATATATTGACATCTGGTGATAAAAATATAAAAACAATAATTAAAAATATAAAACAATTTTACAGATCTAAAGGTTCTGAAAAGTCCTTTAGATTTTTATTTAGATTACTGTATAACACTTATGTTGATTTTTATTATCCACGAACCGATTTGATAAAGGGTTCGGGTAATTTGTGGGTAGAGAATGTTGGTATGAAAGTAAAAAATATAGAATTAAAGACTGCATTTTTACTAAAAAACTCTTTAATATATCAATTAGATGCCAGCGGAAATATAACTGCTTCCGCAAGAGTTGTAGAAGTTAGTGTACAAAGAGTAACAAATATGGATTTAATTGAACTTTTTGTAGCAAATGTTGTTGGTGAATTTGATGGAGATAAACAAGTTTATAGTGATATGCTAATTGATGGTAAGAGAAAACAAGTATCAATGGATCTTTTACCAGTTGTTACTAGTGTTGATATAACAAGTAAAGCTTTACGAGTTGGTGATCCTGTTTATTTGCTCGACTCCACAGATTCTATAAGTGGAACTGGTTTTTATGCAGTAATACAAGAAGTAGATTTTAAAGGTAAAGTAAAAAGATTACAAATAATTGATTCTGGTTATAATTATTCAGGTACACATTTACTTCACAAAAAAAATCAAAATGGCTCTTACACACCAATATCAGGAACTTATGAAATAGGAGTCATGACAAGATATCCTGGATATTATAAGACAATATCATCTTCTCCCTCCTCTAGAGGCAAATTACACGATAATAGAAAGTACCAAGAACTTTCTTATGTGTTAAAGGTTGAAGAAAATATAATAAATTATGCCGATATAGTCAAGAGGTTGGTACATCCAGCAGGTGTTGGGTTATTTGGTAGTTACCTTGTTAAAAGAGATGAACAGATCGATGTAAGTAGTTCAACAACTACAAATTTATATTATCAAGGATTTATAGGTAATTACCTACCATATACATTCAATACTATAAAAAATTTAAGAAATGATTCTTATCCGAATGCCGATCCTATTCTTTATCCATCGGGTATGACAGATTTGTATCCTTCTGGATTTAATCCAAATCAAACCATTCCTGATGAGGATGAAGCAACACAAGAACATTTAGCAGGGATTGAAAGAAAAAATTCCGGTGTTAATGATTTGGTTTTTATTTATAAACCAGATGTATCAGATAAAAATCAAATAAATGAGTATTGGATTGTTTTTCCAAATCCAAATACACTACTAAATAATTCTGATAACGCAGTTGGAGAAATAGTAATAAGAGATTTCTTAAAAATACCAATAACAGATTTAACACAAAGTACTAACTAAAATGCTAAAAACCAACTTAAAAAATTCATTAATACAGTCTTTTTATGACAAATTTTCCGCATTTTCAAATATAAAAAATTATCTCTTTATTGGTAAAGTTACTGAATGGGATAACGAAACTCTTCCCCCAACAGCAGACGATTCTCTCAATGAAGAACTAGAGGCATGGAGAAACATGCTACTTTGCAAGTCATTGAATTCTGATGATGTTGCATTTGTAATAAGAAGAATTAATTGGGAATATAATAAAGTTTTTTCACAATATGATGATGTGATTGAATTGTATTCCGAAACAAATAATTATGATTTTTATGTTTATACTTCTGGTAAAAATGTTTATAAATGTATTTCAAATAATAATGGTTCGTTCTCTCAATATGAACCATCAGGAACTAGTACTGATGACATAATAACCCAAGATGGTTATATTTGGAAATATATGTATTCTGTTAGACCAGAATTAGAAGATTTTATAACGGAGGAATATATTCCTGTAGAATTGCTAGACGAACTATTTTACACCGATCAACGATCTCTGCAATTAACAGTTCAACAAGATGCAAAACAAAATAAAAATGGTGCAATCACTTCGATACAAGTAACTCAAACTGGTGCATCATATCCATTCGCTATTGACTATGTAACAAATCCCGAAGCTCAAATTTTTCATGTTGTACAAGAAACTGTTAATGTTGGTAGTTTTACTATAAAACTAAACCCATTGTCCGATATAAGTAGAATTAATGATATTTATAAAAATGATTATGTTGTTTATATTTATTCTGGAACTGGTTCAGGTCAAGTTAGAAAAATAACAGCATATAATGGTGAATCTTGTATTGCAACTGTTAGTGAAGCATTTACTGAACAAATAACAACTGATTCATATTATAAAATTTTACCAAGAATAGAAATAATAGGTGACGGTAGAAATGCAGTTGCAATTCCAATTTTAAATCCTTTGACAAAAATGATAGAAAGTGTAACCATCTTAAATGGTGGTGAAAATTATCGAAAAGCAATTGTAGAAATAAAATCAAAACGAACTAATGATATTGATTTAACAAAAGCAAGAGCAATATTAGCACCAGTTAATGGTCATGGTTATTCTTCTATTATTGAATTAGGTTGTAAAGATTTAATGATAAAATCATATTTTGATAAAGAAGAAATTCAAGACAATAATTTTTACAATGATTATAGACAAGTTGGTTTGATACAAGATATAGAATTATTAAATGAAATCACCCCAAAACAAAAATATACTCTTGATATTGAAAATTTAAATGCAACAACAGCATTGACATTGGGTGGAAATTATTCAACATTTGTAAGTGTTTTACAGAGCAATCCCAACTTAATAGTAAAACAAGGATCCGATGACAACATCAGTCAAGCACAAGGAACTTATTTAAGTTTTGATTCTACAACCGAAACATTAATACTAAAAACTGTAAATGGTAAATTTATGAATTATCCATCATCTACAGTATATCCACTAGTAATAGAGGATTATCCAACAACAGGAACCGACACATATTATACATCAGTGAATGTTTTAAATTGTGCTCCTTTAAATTATTATAGTGATTTAACATTCAAATTGGATGATACTATTTTAGGAGAAGATTCAAAAACAACAGGTACTGTAGTTGATTGGAAACCTACTTTCTTTGGCACTGACGGTAAATTAGTTGTAACAGATGTAAATGGTTCTTTTGATGAATCATATTATAATGATTCTGGAGATTTAATAAATGGAGAAAGAATAATAGCATTCTCTGCTGTGAATATGACATCTGGTATTTCAGGATTTAATGAGAATAAAGTTGGTATTATTAAGAATATTTCAAAAGCAGGATTAACAGAGGGTAAAACCAGTTATAGAACCACAACTGCTTTAACATTAAGATCTGTAAACAATCCAATAACAGATACTTTTTCAGAAACAGATTTTTCAGAAGATGATATTATAAAACAAGAGACATCTGGTGCTACTGGTATTGTAGTTTCATGGAAACTTTCAGATGATAAAACCACTGGTACTTTGTTACTGACTGGAGTTGATGGTGCTTTTGATCCAACCCCAACATCAGGACAAAGAATATTGAAATTGGTAGGTGGTTCATATACATCAACTTATAAAGATTTTAATGTTGGAATTTACGATATCAAGTTACCAGAAGTTTCTAGGTATTCTGGTAAAATGTTATACATAGAAAATATAAGACCAGTTGTTCGTGGTGATGATCAAATGGAAGAATTTAAAATAATAATAGGACTCTGAGGTAATTAAATGGCATATAAACACACAGATATACTTTCCGGTTCGCCTTATTACGACGATTTTGCCGATACAAAGAATTTTTTAAGAATTCTTTTTAAACCGGGCTATTCTGTTCAAGCAAGAGAACTAACTCAATTACAAACACTATTACAAAATCAAGTATCAAAACTTGGTAGCCATGTATTTAAAAATGGTAGTCTTGTATATGGTGGTGTTTCTACACTTACTGAGTGTAAGTTCCTCAGAGTAAAACAAACTGATATAAATCATGAGGATCTAAGAGGTAAGGTCATATCAGACACCAGCAGCACAGATGTTCTTGGATCCACAACAGCAAGTAAAGCAAAAATTGTTTATACTCTACCAGAAGTTATAGGAACAGACGAATATACAATTTTATTCTTACAGTATCTAACTGGAAATGAATTGAACAATGCACAAAGATTGTTCATAGGTTCTACTGTCCAATCCATAACAGTAAAATCAACAACAGTTGATACTTCAATTCCTGTTTCTGGTTCAGCAAGTCTTGTTTCTGTTGAAGAAGGTATATTTTATGTTGATGGTTTCTTCGTAAACAATACAAAACAAACAACTTCACTTTATAAATTAGATTCAACATCTGGATTTAGAGATTTTTCAACACCAACAAACAGAGTTGGATTCTCATTAAATAGAATAACTGTAGACGCAACCGAAGACGAAACATTAAAAGATCCTGCAAATGGTTCATATAATTTTAATGCACCCGGAGCAGATAGATATGTTATAGAGTTGAATTTGACATCATATGTTTTTGATGATAAAGAAACAAAACCAGAAGAATATTCAACAGAAGATTTTATTGAACTTGCAAGAACAGTAAATGGTAAATTGGATTTCGTAAGAAGAACTCCAACATATTCCGATTTGCTTGAAATATTTGCTAGAAGAACTTATGATGAATCTGGTTCTTATACAGTTAAACCATTTGGTCTAGAACTCAAAAATCATATTCGTTCTGATAAATTTAAGTTTGTAGTTTCACGATATCTTGGTGATATCACAAAACCAATATCATCATCAGTTCAAGATACATTTAGTTATTCCTCAGAAACTGGCAATTTACCACCATTTCCAAATGATATATTAAAGGTTTATGATGAAACTACTGCAAAAACATCTCTTTTGGATATTGTAAATGTTAGCGCAAGTTCAGATAGTCCATACGCAACAATTACAGCAAAATATCAAGAAACAGACATAAATGATGTATTGACGATAGGATTGAACACAAAGTTTTATCTTTTTAGAAAAGGTAATGCAGTTCCTGAAGGTGGCGTTTTCTATGCAGTAGTCAATGTACAAGATACTCCAATAGTAACAATTGATCAAGATGAAACAGGAACATATACATTAACAGATACACCAAAAGGATCAGAAGATAAGTTTGTTTTATCAGTACAACCAGGCAAAGCATATGTTTATGGTTATGAGTTTGAAAATATTAACAATACAAATATATCAATAGATAAACCAAGAGATACTGTATTTTTAAATAATTATGAAGTAAACGCAAATGTTGGAAATTATTTCGTCGCAACAACAACTCTTGGTGCAGATGGTTTGTATAAATTTAATGATTATTCTTCTTCATTGAACATAAATGAATTCCCACCAGTAAAGTTGAAGGGTCAATTTGTTGAAATCAATTTACCAAAGGTAGAAGAACAAGAAGCATCATTACCTGTAAAATATTGGTCACCTTTGTTTGCTTCAGAACATACAAATTACTCAAGTATATTGTTCTTGGAACCAAATTCCGAAGCAGGTGGTCTTGCATTATTAAAGGAATTGCCAACAGGTTCAACTACATATGGTCTTATTAGACCAGAAGAAACAACAGATACTAGAAAGAAAACTATAGGACAAAAAGTATCTGCAACAAATAGTATTTACTACAATATAAACAAATCATCATTTGCAACTGAAAATAATATAAGCAGATTGGTATTCACTGAGCCATATCACGGTAATTTTAGAACAGCATATGGTCAAGATGGTAATGCTGATCTTGATGATCAATTTGGCACTGATGAATATAGAGATACTACAAAAAATTATGTCTATCAAGTTGACTATAAGAATATAAAAAATGCAATTCCAGATGAACCAACATCTGCAGAAATTTTAAATTATATTACTGTAAAGAAAGCAGAAACTAGAAGATGGGTTCCTGCTGGTTCTTCAGGCGTAACTAGTGGAAGTGCATTATATATCAAACAAGGAACAGGAAATATAGTATTCGGTTCAGGTGCAACAAGAGGATTCTCATTACCAGGATCAAATATTACAGATGGTGTAGGAGAAGAATCTGGTGTAGTATTTAATCCAGAAGTTGGTAGTGATATTTCCTATGGAAGTAGTATTGAAACTGTTCAAATACAAAATAATATTGTTCAAATAACACTAACAAAGGCAACAGGAGTTGAGGATTGTTCACAAACAAATCCACCAACTGCAACTGATGGTTTTGGTAAATATCGTATTGGTGATCTCATAACTCAAGTTTATGATACGGTTGGTGGAAGCACAAGAGAAGCAACAGGTATAGTTTTAGCAGTTAGTGAAAGTCCAGATGCTGGTAATTATAAAATTTATGTTGAAATGAAAGGTAGTGATGATTTTGTTACAAATGTAAATCCAAATCCAGCACTCTATTCTAATGTTGGCTTGTTATATGCACCATGTGCTTGCTATGCTATCAAGGGAGTAGTAGTTTTAGACAACTCAACTTGTGGTGAATTTACAACAATTAAATTTACCGAATCTGCAATTTATGGTGAATATACTGCTGGTAACAGAGTATTCCAATTTGATGTAAACAGTTTACCAATTGATAGTTTAACACCACCAACAAATTTTGTTTCATCGAAGTGTGTAGCAAAAGGAACTGTTGTATCATGGGATGCAAATACAAGAACACTAATTATTCTACAAGAGAAAAATAAATTTAATAAAGAATCTGGTTGGGTTTTTGAAATAGGAACAGGTATTCATTATGGTGGTAGAGGTTGGGATTTGGCAAAACACAATGAAAACACAGTATCATCATTCGAAGAAATAGAAAAAGCATCTGGTGTATTTGTTCATGTTTCTGATTCATATGTTAGTGGAAAAGATTTCGATGAAGATAATGCATTTGGTTCTGCTAAACAAATTATAATTTCAGCAGAACAAAACTTTAAGAAAGGCAAGGAAGCCAGAATTGGTGATATTATAACACAAAGAAATAGCGGTATCACTAGTGAAGGAAAGGTTGTATTCTTTAAGGCTGGTGATGTTGATAATCCTGCAGCAACCGAAGATGAAAGCACAACAACATTTGTCTTAACACCAAACACACTAAATGGTGTTTCATTGCCATTCTCGTTCAATATCGGAGCACCATCATCTAGTCCATTATCAATTAAAGGAAGATCTCCATCAGTAACATATGCTGTTGATAGTACAAAGGTTCCAACAGGTGGTTTGGTATCCACAACTGTAACAGGAAATGCAAAATTAAGACAATTACATAGAATTTCAGAGGAAAGATATAGTGTACACTTATTCGACATTGCAATGTTGAATATTGGTTCTACAACATCAAAATATCCATTAAATTCTACAACACACATTGCAGATACAAATGAAAATGATTTATTTGCTATAGAAACTGCAAATGGTGTTTCAACAATATATTCACCACAACAAAACACACTATTGTTTGATTTACCAGTTGGTGACATTGTTCAAAATGTTAGTGATTTTAAATATAGAATTCAAAGAGACATTAATGTAACAATAAACACTACAAGTACAACAAAACTAATAGAGCCAGGTTTACCAGCAAATATAAGATTTATAGGTGGTGCTTCTGGAACAGGTGAAGAAACTGGTAAAGTTGATATGGCAGATCTTCTAGAGCACTATATCTTCTTAAATACCGATAATGGTAAAGTTTATAACCTATCAGATACAAGATATTTTGATAAGATTATTACAAACAATACAAGTGAAGGAGCTTCTTCAACCTTAACACTTTATATGAAGCAATCTGGTGGTAATAGAATTTTGCCAGATGGTGATTATAAATTAATCGCAACCATGTCTGTTGGTGGTTCAACACAAACAGGTGTTGGTATTAGAAGCAAAGTAAAGAAGAGAGCAACAAAGGTACTAACATTCAATTCAAGTGGTGTTCTAACAATACCACAATCAGATATAATTTCTGTTGATTATATGACAACAACAACTGGTGCAATTTATGATTTAACATATTTTACACTAAATAATGGTCAAACAGATAATATCTATGATTATGCAACATTCAAATTGAAACCAGAAAATAATGGTGTATTTATTCTGTCAAATGAACAGGTATTGATAACATACACATATTTCGAACATCAAGGTAATGGACCAATTGTTGTTAACTCTTATGAATCACACAATGATATTCCGGAATATATAAGTCCCTCTACTAATGAAAAATATAAACTTGATACAGTGATTGATTTTAGACCATATAGAAACTCATCTGGCACATTGGATGGTATCTATGGTATACCTGTTATAACAGAATCATTTACTGTTGATTATTCATACTATCAGGCTAAGAACTATAAATTGGTTCTAACTAGAGATAGAAAATTTAAAGTAATTTCAAGTCCTTCATCACTAACCCCGGTTATACCACCAGATGAACCAAATTCAATGACTCTCTATACTATAGAGTCACCTGCATATCTTTCAAATATTGGTGATTTGAAGATCACTCCATATAATCATCAAAGATATACAATGAGTGACATTAGAGATCTTGAAAGAAGAATTAGTGAATTAGAGCACACAACCAGAATGAATCTTTTGGAAAAGACCGCTAAAGAGCAAAGTATTCCAGATTCAACAACTGGTGAAGAATTAATCAAAACTTCAATTCTTGTTGATGGATTCTCTGGTCATGGAACAGGTGATACATTAAGTTCTGATTATAACTGTTCTATAGATGTTGGAAACAACTTGTTAAGACCACCATTCAAAACAACTGTTATTGGTTTTGATGTAAATACAGCAACTAGCACAAATATCAATATCAATAATACTACAGGATTAGTAACTCTTGATTACACAGAGACACCACTAATTATTCAGCCATTATCAAGCACATTAACTACAATAAATGCATTTGCTGATACTGTATGGACAGGTAGAATGAATCTCTCACCATCTAGTGATTCTTGGTTTGATGATACAAAGACTCCACAAGTTCTCTCAAATCAAGAAGGTGAAAATGATTCATTTATAAATGTAAAACCAAGCGTAAAGAATAATAATACCGGAGCATTTGGTACAAATTATGACTCTTGGAGAACATTCTGGCAAGGAATTCCAAGAAGAAAATTTGGTTCAACAAGAGGAAGTGGTGGTTATCGATTCGGTGCAGGATATAAGAATATTAATGGTGAAAAATTAATTTTCCCCGCTCCTCTACCAGTTTCAGAAACACCAAAACCAACCAAAGTAAATGTTGGTGAAAAGGTAGTTGACAAGGATATTATTCCTTTCATGAGAGAAAAAACAATCTCAGTAAGTATTACTGGATTGAAACCAAAAACATTAGTATATCCATATTTTGATGGAATAAGAATCGATTCATATTGTAAGATTGGTAGTAATGATTTTGTAAATGGTTCTAATAATAAGACAGATTCCAGTGGTTCAATTTCATTCACATTCAACTTACCATCTGGTAAATTTAAAGTTGGTGAGAAGTTACTAACTGTAATGGATAATCAATCTGGTAACAGAGAGGCAGCACAAACAATAGCAGAATCGAAATATGTTGCAGCAGGTGCAAATACAAATACAAACGATTATTTTGTAAATACAAGACCAGCAATTGTCGATACTCTTAACAAACCAAAAACACTATTAGCACAAACATTCTTCGTAGATGGTAATAACTATCCACAAGGTGTTTATATTAAGAGTGTTGAGTTGTTCTTCCGTTCAATTGACACTCAAAATATACCAGTAACCTTAGAAGTAAGACCAGTTGTATCTGGTTATCCACTAATAGGTGAAGGCTCATATGCATATCCATATGCATCAAAAACTATAGTCCCATCAACAAGTTCGATTATACAAGATGGTGTAACACCAACCCCAGGATCAAAAGATGGTTCAGTTGCATCTAATGGAACTAAATTTACATTTGATGCTCCAATACATTTGTTGCCAGGAGAACATGCATTGGTATTGAATAGTAATAGTTCTGAATACTCTGTATATTCAGCAGAAATTGGTGAAGTTCAAATTAACACTGGAATACCAATCTCAGAACAACCATATTCCGGTAAGATGTATAAGACAAATAATAACACTATTTGGACAGAAATCCAAGGAACAGATTTAATGTTTGTCATTAATAGATGTGACTTTGAAACAGATGGTCTTTTAGTTCTAAGTGAACCAAACACGAGAAAGTCAAAGGACAATTACTCTGTAGCAAATGTTAACATATCTTATGTCGATTTAAACAATACCATAGATGGAATAACATTAGAAACATTAAATGAAAATGCAGCAACTAGAGTATCTGCTTCAATCAAACCAAATACAAATATTGATTTTGGTGTAAATAAGAAGATTCTATATAATAGCAGTTCTGTAAGATTGTCTCTAGATTTATCATCCGATGGTATCATAACACCTGTAATCGATACAGACAAGATCAGTATGATCTGTGTTAGAAATATGATAACGACACAATCTAGAACAAGTGAAGAATTATTACCAATAGCAACTACTGCTAAGGCTCGTTATATTACTAAGACAATAACATTGGAGCCTGGTTTAGAATCTACTAATTGTTCAGTGTTCATGAAATTATGCAAACCACAGGGAACAGCAGTGGATGTTTACATAAAGAGACAAAAGCAAGGAACTGATTCTGCGTTTATAGAAGAATATTATGAATCAATGACACCAGAATTTGAAAACTTTGTTTCTGCAGATGAAAATGACTTTAGAGAAGTAAAATATACAATAAATGCTGACCAAGTTGGTGAAGAATTCTCTAAATTTAATATAAAAATTGTCCTATATAGCACAGATGAGTCAATAGTTCCAATTGCTAAGGAATTGAGGATTATTTCTACAACATGAACCAAAAAATAAGAGTTGAAGGACAACCCAATTTATGCCGTGATAAATATTCAAGAGCACTTTTGAATACTAATGTCAATGAAGTTATTACGGCTAAAAATAGAAGAAAAGAAAGAGAAAGATTAAGCGGTTTAGAAGAAACAGTAGGATCACTAAAGCAGGATATAACCGAATTGAAAGATTTGTTAAACAATCTAATACGGGAAATTAAGAAATGAGTAATACAGACGGAAGCGATCTAGTACAAGACATAACAAAATTAGCATTAAGTGATAATTTTTATACTTGGTTTACAACAACTAACCAAATAATTGATGCTATCAATCCATTAAATATTTACGATATTACTCCAAGAAAAGGTCTTAATGAGACTCGTTCCGGTGGAAATGTAATACTCGATGTTGAAACTGGTAAAGGTCTTAAAGCATATCCCAATGATGCTATTGGTGCTCTAACATTAGATATTGAAAATCTTACATCAGAATCCTCTGTTTCAAATTTAGATTATTTTGTAATAGAAAAGCCAGGAACAGAACCAAGTAATGATCTTTTTAAGGTTCTCGCTTCCAATATTCTACCACCAACCCTATCCGGTAATCATGAATTTACTGGAACTATAACTGTAAATGCACTAAATGTTAAAGACAATGCTCTTAGATTACAATATGATGATGCCACAACAGATAATGATTCTGGTTTGATTCTTGATACAACATCAAGTTCAAAAGTAAAATTCACATATAATACAACCAAGTCTGCTTGGTTCTCAAATAGAAATATAGGTTTACAAGATGGCTATGCTTTCTTGACAAATGGTACAGGAAGAAGAGCAGAATTCAAGTATACAACAAGTGGATCAACACAATATGATGTTGCACTTGAAATGTTCATGGGTGTTGATAGCACAAATAATGATGATAAATCTTGGATAATTGAAGCAAGAAATGTTGATAGAGCTCTTAATTTTATATACAAAGATTATACAAATACTGATACCGAAACTAGAGTATTCTATGCAACAGTAGAAACTACAAATCCAGTTACAAGTACATTCGTTGTAACAGATAAAATCCAAATTGGTAATGTTTTAGGTTCAACAACCAATTTCAAGACAGTTACAGATTACTCAACAAGTATAATTCCAATTAGTAACTCAAATGGTATTCTAGATTCTAAGTGGACAAACCGTTATATAACTTCTAATTATTCTGCAGGATTGGAAGTTGGTAATGTTGTAAAAATATACAACGATACAAACAATCAAGCAACAGTAGTTAAATGTTCATTAACTTCTTCATCAGAAGAATCAGAAGCATATTCTATTGGTATTGTTGAAAGAATAAGTGGTGGTAAAATTTGGGTAGTAACTCATGGTGAGTTCGTACTAAGTAATATCCCAGGATCTTATTCAAATCTTGATGTTGGTGCAGTTTATTATTTAACAAGTGGTTCACCAAATTATACTCTAACAAAACCAGCAAGTGGCATAGTAAAGCCAGTATTTGTTGCAACAAGTACAACTGGTGGTATATTCTTCCCAGTTAGTGCTCAAGGACTTTCTTTTGGAAGATTCAATGCAGTTGCTTCAAGCGGTGGTACTTTAGTAAGTGGTGCTGAAGTGACAGCAGACGCACCAAATGATGTATTTACAATAGATGCAGGTTCAGGTATTACATTACAAACAGTTCCTGGATCAAATAAAATAGTGATAAGTGCCTCTACACTTGGTAATCAACCAACATATTCAACTATTTCTACAGATAGCGGAGGAAGTGTTTCAGCGTTTTATCCAAGTGAAACTCTTCTATTAACAGGTAATGGTGGTGGTATAGAGGTAGTTGCAGATAATAAAGTAGATACAAACGGCGACAAGATCACAATTAAAGGTAAGTATTTTAGAACAGTTTCTTGGATTGGTGATAGTAGTACAAATGACATTCCTGGTAGTAAAACTGCAACTTATGATGACAATCTTCAAATTTATGCAGGAACCGGTATAGGAATTAGAGAATATCTTGGAGTCGGTGGTGGTTTATTAATAGAGGCAACAGGTCAATCTGTAGCAAGTGTTTCAAACGGTAGCATAACAATAACAAAGCTTGCAACATTTAATCCAAATTCTGTTTTGATTGGTAATTCTAGCGGAACACCAACTTTACAAGTTACAACTAATAATTCAATTTTAAGTGCAAATTCTTCTGGTGTAATTTCGTGGGATACACCAACAACATTATTACAAGACAAATTTGCTAAAACAGGTTTTGATACTGGTTATCCGACAGCAAAACAAAATAACTTTGGTATAACACCTACAAGAAATTTTGGTATAGTACGAATACCAAGAAACGCTACAACTATAGGAACAACACAAGATTATGAAATACCAGCGTTTAGATTTACAACTACAAATTCTATAAATGGTGCTCTGATTGGTCTTCAAGAGGGAGATGGCATTGAACTTGCAGTAAATAATACTGTAGCAGATATTATTTCTGGTATTCCATCAATCAAGATAACAAATAAATATGGTTCAGCATTTAGTAAAGTTTATATTGCTGATACTGGTGAAACAATAGAATCAAATGGTACATCAACAGTCACATATAGCAACTATTTCTTGAATAGTAATGTAATGACTTCAATAACTTGGCTTAGATATAGAGATGGACAAGCAGCAGATTCTTCAATTGGTGCTGCTACAACAAATATTGCAGGAAAAGAAACAGAAAGTTCGATTACATTTACTGATGGTATAATAACTTCAACCACAGGAACAAAAGTAACTTTCGTAAATAATTCATCATTAACTTCAAATTTAAATAATGGTATTTTTGCAAATTTTTGTAAACCCGGTACAAGCACAAATTGGAACGCAACAGAAACTGAAGGTAAATATCTTACAATTTCTGTATATGTTGCTACTTTATCTGGTACTCAATCATTTAAAATTGGTTACTATCACGGAAAAAAAGCAGGATTTGTCAACACTGCAGCACCAACATATTCACCGGATTTTACAGCAACAACAACTCCACAAAGATTTACTTTTACAGTTAAAGCACAACCATCCACTACTGTCAGTGCAAGTACAACAGAAATACCACCAAATATTAATATTTCTCAACCATTTGGTACAATAAATGGTGGTAGTGTTGTAGTTTGGGGTGCTCAAGTAGAAGAAGGAAGAACAGCAAATTCTCTAATTTCAACAACTTCAACTGCTCTTTCCGTAACCAGAATTGAAACACAAAGTCATGGAACTTTAAGATTTGATACTACCTCTTCACCAATACTTTTGGATTCTGATACAAATTCAGATACAATTTACTTTAAGATAGCAACGAATGGAATAACAAATAATTATCTTGCTACAATGGCAGATAATACAGTAAAGGTTGGCACAGGTTCAACAAATTCTGATAATACACCACAGGATCTGTCAATAGGTACTAATAGTGTTCTAGGAAGAGTTGGTAATGGTGATCTAAAATCTGTATCTGCATCTGAATTGGCAACAATGATTGGTGCAAATTATTTTACAAGTATAGAAACTGATGCCGGAACAGTAACACCAAGTGAAACTAATATTATTAAACTAAAAGGTGGAAGTGGTATTACTGTAACAGAAAGTACAGATCATCAAATTATTATTACAAATACTGGTGGTACTGGTGGGACTGGAAGTATATCTCTCGTTGGTGATTGGGATGGCACTAGGACAAACAGTTCTGCATCCTCAAAAGAAAAATTATTGTTTTCGGATGGTGATTTAGAATATACTATTTCCTCACTTGACAATTTTACAGCATTAATTTCTTCATCAATAAGATGGTCTGGATTAACTTCTACTATCAATGGTGGGGCAGGATTCTTATATGGTTTTGGTACAGCAACTGTAAATAAAGATGCAATAGTCAGTAAATTTGTGCCAGTAAATGCTTCATCCGGTTCACAATTACCAGTAATAGACGCTGCAACTGGTAACTTAACTTATGTAAATTCTTTTGGAGCAGGATCAACTGCAATTACACATGTAGTAGGACTTACAGGTGGTGGAACTTTAGTTGCTACAAGCAATTTCATCAGTACTCTATCATTTACAAATATAAGTAATTTGTCATTCTCTGGTACTACGATTACTGCAAGCACTGCAGCAGCAACAACTTTCCCAATAATTGCAAGTAACGGTGGAGTGTATACAAACGGAAATGCAAATATTGGTATTAGTATGCCAACTGGTAGTTCTTCACTACATCTAGGAAGAGACACTGTTCTTGTTTCAACATGGTCTGGTGGTGATTTTATCACACAATTAGGTCTTGGTGGTTCTGGATTTACGGTTGCATCTGGAGTAACAGCACCTCCAAGTTCTACTATAAAGACAAGATTCTTTGGTAGTTCTGCTTGGGCAAATCTATCTGCTGCAAGTTCTCCAAGAATTTGTATGCCCAATTTCTTAATCGGGACTGGTCCAGATTCAAATTCAGATACTCTTGGTAATGGTGTCTATCTAAGAAATGATACAACAAATAATGGTTTAATCTTTACTAACTATAATTTATCAACAAATACTGGTAAAACAATACAAAAAGATAGAAGTTGTCGTTTAGGTTTAGAAGTATTGGATGTTGATACTGGTACTACTGCATATGCAAATTCTAAGAATACTGCATATTTAACACATACATTCATACCAAGAGCAACAAGTGCAACTACCGTTGATCAATTCCTTATTCCAAATAATTCAAAGAAATCCTATAAATATTTCATACATGTAGAAAATGCATCAGGTGATTTCTATACAACAGAATTATTGATTCAAGTTAAAGGAACCACAACAAATATAGTTCAATATGCATCATCCAGTACATCGACATCATTATCAGTGAATTTTTCAATTTCCGCTACAGCAGGTGGTAGTGAAACAACTGTTACACTCACACATAGTAATACACCAGGAAGTTTAGATATCAAACTATTGAAGTACGAAGTCTAATATGTCAAATAATAAATTTCAATCCCAAACAGATTACTCGTTCAATATAGATAATACAACTTCAAAAATCAGAATTGATTTTGATACAAATGTTGTAGATCCTACAAATTCTGTTTTAGGAATTGATAAAGATGCAACACAATTAATTTTATTAGATCAAAGTCAAGTCCCTGGGTTGGGTACAAACACAACAGCAGCAATAAACTTGTCTTCAAGTTCTGGATCAATACATTTTGGTGATGTTAAAGAATATGTTTTTGAAAAATTAATAGATCCATCTGTAGTTGGTTGTGAAAATTGTGGCGATAAGAGAAAATATACACCATCAACAGGTGTTGATTCATCTGGTCAGATAACAGATACTTCTGTTTTACCAATAATTAATAAAGAAGTTATAGCAGAATTTGAAATACAACCAGAAGCATATCATTCATTTGAAATAGATTTAGTTGGTCATAGAACATTGTGTAATGAAAGTGGTAACTGTTTCACTGAAAATATAAATGATGCAGCAGGAACTACAAATATTAATAAGCGTTCATGGTTTGCACCATATACATACGAATCAACTGGAGTATTGAAAGCCAGTGAAGCAACATCCTTGGCTTTCATTTTTGACCCTTTTTCTTCACCATTCACTGTTAGTTCTTTTTCATTAAGTACTGCATCAAACGATAATCCGTTTCCACCATTTAATTCTGAACTTCCATTAGAAGACAACGAATATGATTCTTATAGAGCTATGGAATACCATTGTTGTAAATGTTGTTCATATTATGAAGATTTTCAAGTAGGAAAAATAACAGAAGCACAAGCAAAATTGTTATGTGAAAAAAGTAATATATTTATACCATCAACTCCTTCTTCAGTTACACATTTTGATTATTGCACAACAAAAATAACAAATAGTAGATATTTGTCATATTTAAGTAGAAAATTTTCATCAACACCAACATCTGTTTGTGATATAGTCAAGGATAAAATTAATCAATATGGATCTATGCCAGATCCAAACATACCACAATGTAATAATGTTAATTTTAATTCAGTACCACCAAGCAACCTTACAAATCCAAATCCAAATTCTGGTGTAGAGAATGTAATAGTTGAAGAAGGTGAATTGACAATACCATCATTTCTCGGTCCCGGTGTAGAAATTGCATGTTGTTGTGAACGAACTTGTTTTGACGACGATGGAAACACAAGACCTTGTTCATTAGAATTGGATAATTGCTGTGTTAACACATCTGACGATGTTGACTGTGCTGATTGCACAATTCAATGTGGCGGCGGTGGTGGCGGTGGTGGCGGTGGTGGTGGAACAGATTGCGA